ACTGAGCAAGATTGCGCAAGACTTTCACCAGGAAGAATCTACTGGAATGAGCAGTATATTGAAGTATATTTCAATTCGCATGACACTCATCCAGTGGATGCTGGAGCTAACTGGACGGAAATCAAAGGGCAGTTCTATGCGCCATTTCCATTTTGGACACAGGAACAGACTTTAATTATCAGGCCATCGGGCCAATCTCAAGAAGGTTTTCCTGAGAACGTCAAAGGCTATCCTGAAGACAGAAGCTTTGTGTATGGCTACGAGTATGCATATCCATATGCTGAAACAGCAGTGCTTATTGATGTAGATACTGCAATCCCATCGGATTTTAAAGCTGTCGTATATGGACCAGCGAACTTTGTACAATTCTTCGTTTCGGGCCATAAATACCAAGTAAATTATGCGCTTCGAAGCGGTCAATATATGGTCATCGATTCGCGCGATACAACGCCAATGAATCGAAAATGCATTGTTGTAAATGAGAATGGCTCAATAATCAATGTCTTTGATTATCGCGACCCTACAAGCTTACTTTTCAAAAAGGTTCCAAATGGTTTGGTCGTTTTGAACTACTCAAGAACTTATGGAATTGATTTCACAGTCTTCCAGGAAAGGAGCGCCCCAAAATGATATTTCTTACTTCAACGCTCCATGAACTTGGAGAAATAGATCTGGATGTTGATGCAGAATTTGGTACATCTGAAGCGCCAAATGATTTTGAATTTGCTACAAGTTTGAGAGGACTTGAAGAGCCTGGCGCTTTTTATATACCAGGAACGGAAATCGGCGGCCTTATCGATTATGACAGGACTAAAAGTGATCAGGATGTTATCACATTCAAAGGATTCTTGTGGCGCGGCTTGCTTGCCAAAAATATCATAATGCCGCCAACAGGTAGCGATTACATGACTGTTAGCGGTGAAGCCAACAGCGTGATTTCTTCGCTGCTTAATAACGTGATGGGAAATCTCTTCACAGTAAGCTCAGAAGATAGCGGCCTTACAGTGTCAAATTATCAGTTCCCTTTATACATCAATTTACTTGATGGAATTGAAGGAATGCTTGAATCTTTCGGCTATAGACTTAAAATCACAGCTCAAAAGATTGCTTCAAATCAGCCGATTCAAATCTTGATTGAAGCGACTGAGGCCACTGTGATAAGTGGAACATATAACGAGGATAATGGAATCCCACTGACATATGAAGTGAATAGGATGGGAATCAATCATCTAATTTGTGGCGGCTCAGGTGAGCTTCAAAATCGAGAGATTGTGCATCTATACATTAATGATCAGGGCGAAATTTCTCAGACTCAATATTATTTTGGCCTGAATGAAAGACAAGAATTTTTCGATTATCCAAACGCAGAAAGCACTCAGGATTTGATTGATTATGGCACTGAGCGATTGAAGGAGCTGGCAAGCTACAAAAAATTGTCAATCAAAGCTCCTGAAGAACAGCCGCTTGAGATTGGCGATATTGTTAGAGGCCTATTCCCAGATGGCTCAGTCATTCAAAGTCCAGTAGTATCAAAGATTTATAAAATCAGCAATGGCTTGCTTCATACAGAATGCAAGGTGAAAGGAGAAGAGTAAATGGCAACATTAATCAATGGTAATGGAAATCTTGCAATATATGCTCAGCAAGATGCGGATTGGTATGCTGCATTGATGGGCGGCCAGACTGTAATCACAGCAGTCGGAAATCAATTTGCTTATGAGCTTCTTGCATCGAATACAATAGGCGTAAAAGATGGCGTGATCATCACATCAGAAGGCCGAAGAATTCAGCTTGATGCAAATGCAATTGATTCATTCGATATTCCAACAGGAGCTCAGGGAACGACTAACTACTACATCATAGGCTATCATCTTGTTACTGGTAATCAGTCAGAGCAGACATGCGAAACATTCGTGCAGCTTATGGAAAATGGAACAGATACCATTCCTGAAGGAAGCTTCAGAGATGGTGATGATGAAGTTTTCGTTTCACTGTATCGCGTAGAACAGGATGATTTGACTATTGGTACGATTACACTATTGCTTCCACAATTAAGTGGATCATTCCAAAGTCAGATTAGTGAGTTAAATAATGATTTAACGATTAAATATGTAAATGGCAAATTATATAAGCGCAATTCAGATGGCTCAATAGGAGCAGAAATAAAGGTAGGTGGTAATATGAAAGTGTTAAAATACGGAGTGCTTACTAGTACATCAGCAGACGATGAACAAACAATAACTCTAGGAGTAACGCTTGACCCAAGTAAATATATAGTGTTATTAAATTCAAATTCACCTGTGGGGAATCATTATACTACAGCAGAGGCTGGATTTAAATTTCTATCTGCTGGAACAGGTGCTTATGTTTCTGCAAAAACGTCAACATACGTCAAGATTATGATAAATGGTTTGGGTAATCAAACTGTAACAAATAGAAAAGTAAGCTATGAAATAGTGCAGATTTCAGATTAAGCATTTGCAATTAATTTATTCTAATGGTAAATAGGAATTAATTAAAAATAAATAGGAATTTAGCAGAGTTAAAGCTCAAAAAAATGTATTTAATCAAACAAGAAAAACAAAGAAAATACAAAGCGACACAATGGATAATAAGTGAAATATAGTGCTATTATCGAGATATTTATGGAATAAATAAATTTTAAGAACATTCAAAATTTCAGATTTTCCAAATCGTTATAGAATACAGAAAAATTTTTTGAAAAAGGAGATGAAGAATAATGAATGTATTTGAATTTATTCTATCAAACAAGAAAAACGGACAGTTTACAAATTATGGCAGTCTAACATCATGGATTGGCTGCGATAATCCTCGCCATGTGGCTGATTATTTCATCGAAATAGATAAATATTTCATTGAAAACGACATGCCACCATTTTCGACATTGATTATAAATCAGTCGATAAACAGGCCAGGCGATGGATATTTTAATTATCACTTTCCTTCAATTTGGCATCAGTTTGAATTGAAGAAGGATGAAGGAATTTTATTTAAATACTGGAGTGAGCAAGTGAAAAGATTTAATATTAAAAAAGCTGAAAATCTACTGCATAAATTTTATTAATTTTGGACATCATCTCTTTGAGATTGTCATAGTTAATTCCTTCTAAAGAAGGGGCATCGAAAGATGCCCCAATTTTTTTAAAAGAAAGGAGCAAAAAAGTTATGGAAAAATTAAAAACTAAAGAATTTTGGGAAGCCGCCGCTGCGCGTGCGATTTGGACTCTTTGCGAAACATTCATCGGAATTGCTGGAGCTGCATCCTTAATTGAGGAAATCAATTGGCATGTAGTAATTTCAAGCTCATGTCTTGCTGCTTTGATTTCTTTGGCCAAGAGTATTGTAAAAGGCCTTCCAGAGGTAGATGCATGAGTACGCTTCAAATGACCTTGATGAGCGTGCAGCTTCTTGTTGCTGTCTGTACACTTTTAGGAATGCTCTATGCTTTTAAGACATTTCTTTCAAAGCCTAAAGATTCAATGATTAAAAGAATCATAGAGCTTGAAGTGGAAGTGAAAGAATTGAAAAGTTCGCTACATCAGGGAAATGATAGATTCAGAAAGCAAGACGATACTAATGAAGTGCTTTTGTATTCTGTTTTGGCACTCATTGATTTTGAGATGCAATATTGCCTGACTGAAAAAGTGGCCATGTCTGATGATCTGAAGAATGCGAAAGAAAACATTCAAAAATTCCTATCAAAGAGAGGTGAGAAGAAATGAAGATGATTATAGGCTCAGCCAGACACGATGAGAATGGAAAATATATTGGCGGCAAAGCTGGCGATCAGGCTCAAAAAAGAGCTGATGATTACAAAGGCGAATGTTCGCTGCAAGAATTTTATGTGCACAAATATGGCTGGGATTGTGCCATCGCAAAAGACCCGATGATTCGCCTGAAGCTGGCTGAGAGAATGAGAGCTCTTTGCAATAATCCAAATGTTGGCTATGATCAGGGCGGAAGAGCTGGAATTTTAAAAGCTGGTATTGATACAAAAAAGCCAACAGAATGTGATTGTGGCACTGGAGTGCGACAGTGTGTGAAAGAAGCAGCTGGAAAGGACCCTGGCGCATTCAACACAGCAAATGAGAAAGAGGCCTTGGAAGCGACAGGCCTTTTTTATTTTGTGTCTTATAATGGCCAAGACTTGCCAACAGGAACGATTCTGATATCAAAGAAGAAGGGTCACACAGCCATTGTGGTAGAAGGTACCATTCAATCAGCCAAAGAGCCTTCTGTGGCATATTTTGGCGTTTACAGAGGCAAGGGAACTTCAATCGTTTCTGCTCTTGCAGCAGTCGGAGAAAAGGACACAAGCTTCGCACACAGGAAGAAGATTGCAGCAGCTAATGGCATCAATGGATATCAGGGAACTATCGCGCAGAATCTCAAGATGGTACAGCTCATCAAAGCTGGAAAGCTAATCAAAGCATAATTGCGCATAAATTAAGTAATAAATATTTAGTATCTATATATTAAATATTTAGCAATTAAATAATAATTAATTAGACCATCAACAACTCGCATGAGTGATGGAATAGGGCTCTCAGATTGCCAATTTGGTGATTTGAGAGCCTTTTTTATTTTGCGCATTTTTCATATATTCATTACCTATACATTGCGCATAGCATAGGTAAATAATATACAGACATTATATAATCTTTCTTTAAGCAATAAGCGAAGAAATCTTGAGATTGAATAATTAGAATCAAATAATTACAATATAAACATGATCCCCGATTCATTTATTGAATCAACCCAATACACCAATACAATTATTCAGTATTCCAAGCAAAAAGAGCTTCCTGAAGATGGGAAGCTCTTTTTGTGTGCATAAAGGTAAAAGCTATGCAAAAAAATAAGTTTGACGATAAATTAATTATATCACTTTGAATTTAAATCATTCAATAGTCTGATAATAATCCAATTCTGTTCCAGGATGGCTTTAAGATAAGACACTTTCAAAATCTCTTCGGTTTTTCCAGCCATTGAGATTTTCATTCCTACTTCAAGAGCTTTACTTCCTAGAAGCTCTGAATTAATTTCAGCCACTTCATCACGATATTCGCCTGATAATTTCTCAAGACCATATTTTTTCATTACATCATTCAATTTTTCATCTTGCTTTGCAGCCTTCTCTTCAGGTGATCCAAATATTCCCATAATAAGCTCCTTTCGTTCTAACAGAAAAATTGTACTTGTTGCAATAATACATAGTAATCTTGTTTTTTCTGTGAAATTTGAATATATAATTATTGCGCACGAATTAATTAAATGATATATATTAAATACGCAAAGAATATTTGAAATTTACATATTCAATGCGCAAGTAATACATAAGGAGCAAAAAAATGAAAAATGTACTAATTTGCAATCAGAAGGGCGGAGTTGGTAAAACTCTAATTGCTGATGAGCTGGCCTTCGGATTTGAAAGAGATCAGATTCCATTTTCGCTGTATGATTTAGATCAGCAAGGTGGCCTGATTCATGAAGCAAAGGAAAATGATGATGCAGCAGTTGCAATCATCGACACTCCAGGAGCTCTTCAGAGCGACCTGAAGAAATGGATGGATGCAGCTGATATCATTATCATTCCAACGATGATGAGCAATCGCGATGTGCCGCCGCTTGAATTAATGATTGAGCTTACAGCTGAATACCAGGGAAAGAAGCCAGTGCTATTTGTTTTGAATCGATGGAATCACTACAACATCACGAAAGATTTTATAGAATGGTTCGATGAAAAATATCCAGAGCTTCAGACAGCTGTACTTTCAGATTGCACTGCATTCAATCAAGCTGGAGCTAGAGGAATATCGATCAAGGAGCTATCACCAAGGAGCTCAGGAGCAAAGCAGATGTTTGAAATTTATGGATTTGTAAAAACAGCATTAAAACTAAAGGAAGGATGGAGATAATTATGGCAGAGACTATGTTTTCAAAGGAGAGCGCAAAAAGACAAAAAGAGGAATTGAAAAAGCATGCAGATGTTGGCCATGCTGAAGCAGTCCAGGCGGAAAGAAAAATAAATGTGAATTTTTCTCTTTCACCAGCTTCAAAGGAAAAAATGCACGCAAAGGCCAAGGAAATGGGAATTTCTGCAAGCTCATTGTTGCAGCTTTGGATCAATGAAAAGTGCTAATTGAAAAATAGTAGTTCACTTTCTCTTCACAAATGTAGTATTATAAAATACACACGTTGGAGCTAAACTTAAGATATCTGAATGGGGTTAGTGTAGGCTTTTTTCTATCGGATAAATATCCGCTTGTCCGAATTCAGCTACCTTATACACAGAATTTTCAATCAGCTCCAACAAAAGAAGAGAGGAGCTGATTTTTTAATGCCTAAAAAATGCAAAAAAAAATCCTTAGACCGAAATCCAAGAATCTTTTTTACAACGTGAGCTAATTGAAAATAACGAATGGGTCGTTATTCCTTTACGTGAGGTATAATACCACGTTCACAATTTTTTCACAAGTATAAAAACAAAAATTTTTCACAAAAAGTTTAGGGAGAAGAAAAATGAGGCTAGAATTAGATTACTTGGATTATAGTCAAACAGAGCTCATGAACACATTGAACATTCCTCTTGTGCTTCTGGAAGATGAGGCATTTGATGATTTGAGCAATGATGCTGCGATTTTGTATTCAAGATTTCTGTATCGAACCAGGCTTAGCTACATGAACAATTGGATTGATGAAGAAAATCATGTATACATCATTTACACGATTGCTGAAATCTCCAAAAAGATGAAATGCAAAAGAGATAAAGCCATGGCGCTGTTGAATGAGCTGGAAGAATTTGGCTTGATAGAGCGAAAACGCGTATCAAGAACAAAGCCATATTACATTTTTGTAAAAAATTGTAATTCAATTCTAAATCAAAGAACAAATGAAGAAGAAACGGATGAAAATGGCGGAAAATCAACGTTTTTCACGAGGTCGGAAAAACCGACTTCACGAGGTCGGAAAAACCGACTTCACGAGGTCGGAAAAACCGACCTAAGGAATAAAGATATTAGGAATAAAGAATTAGATATATACGCGCGCGGAAGAGCCGCGCCAAAAAACAACGATTTATCCAAAAAGAAAAAAAACAAATTCATGAATTTTTCTCAGCGTGATGAAATTGATTTTGATGCTTTAGAAAGGCAATTGATAAATCGGTCGTCATGATCTGCAAACTTTACATTGAGACATCCATCAAATGGAGTCATCCAGGCGATGGAGTTGTTGGAATAGCAATTGCAGTTGATGATCATGATGCAAAGACGATTTATGGATTTGTTAAAAACTGCTCAGAGGCGAAGGCTGTGATTATAGCAATAACAAGAGCGCTTGATTATTGCAGCAGATACACAGAAATTGAGCTTAATATTTCTTGTGATTTTGTCGGCCATGCCTTGATTAATGGCTGGCTTGAAAAATGGGAAAAGGAGCTCTATCTGGGAGCAGATAAAAAAGTGATAAAGCATGCCAAGGAATGGCATGAGCTATATCTAAAGTTAAGGGGAAAGAGCTTAAAAATACACCTGAACGAATTCAATGGTTATCGGAATTATTTGAATTCCGAATGTTTGAGGCGAATGGCAAAGCATGAACGAATTCTTCAGAGTGTGGAAGGCTGCGAAAAGTAAATACAATCTGATTCGAATAGTGAACAAAAGCATTTTTAAAGGCTATTCGATGAAAATCTACTCAGATGAGCGCCTGATTGTAAGCGTATCAAATGAGGATGAGCAAGAAATGTATCTTGATGCAGCCACATCTTTGCTTGGGTTTTTACGAATTCATGAACACATCATTCATGCTTCGCGCTCCGCCAGGAAGGAGAGCGAATGAAAGTATATATATCAGGGCCAATCACTGGCCAGAACAACTACAGAGAAAGATTTGCAGCAGCTGAGGAGCTTTTGAAAAAAGCTGGCTATGAGCCAATCAATCCAGCAGAAGAGCTTGCTGAAATGCCAAAAAACACAACTCATGAAGAATACATGGAAAAAGCTATTGCACTTTTAGCGTGTTGTGAAGGCATCTACATGCTTGAAGGCTGGGAGAATTCAAAAGGCGCTCACATTGAATTCGAATATGCAGCAAGAAACAAGCTGACTATTTGCTTCGAAAGGAGAGCTGGCGATGAATAGTATCATGCAAGAGAAAGATGGCA